AGTTACGATATGTAACGATTAGAATTAAAGATGATGCACCCATGATATTTGGTCTGAACAATGTAGATAAATCTAAAACAATCTACGTTACTGAAGGTCCTATCGATAGTTTATTTTTACCTAATGCGATTGCGTCAGGTAATGCGAATCTTAAATCAGTCGAAGATGTATTTGCGAAAAGTAATTTGGTATTAATCTACGACAATGAACCTAGAAATAAAGAAATTGTTAGAGAAATAAAGTCAGCAATTGATGACGGCTTTAGCGTCTGCATTTGGCCTAAGGCAATAATCGAAAAAGATATAAATGATATGGTAGTAAAGCAAAAATTAAGCGTAGATGAAATTCAATCTATTATAGATAAAAATACTTTTGCGGGACCTGAAGCGTTGATGCAATTTAATGTATGGAAGAAATTATGAAAGTAAAGTTAGTCTCTTATTCACAAATGTCAGAGGAATTGAAGAATGATATTCGATACTCAATGGATGCACAGGAACTTGTCGCGTATTGTGCCAGGGTATCGAATCCAGCCAGCCAGTCCAGTAATGAAAACTCAGAACGACTTATCCGATACCTCGCAAGACACAAGCACTGGTCACCATTCGAAATGGTCTCAGTCTGCCTCGAAGTTGAAACCACAAGAGACATTGCAAGACAATTCCTACGACACAGAAGTTTTTCCTTTCAGGAATTTAGCCAACGATACGCTGATCCAACGAAAGATTTGGATTTCGTATGTCGAGAGGCACGCCTTCAGGACACCGCTAATAGACAAAACAGCGTAGAAGTAGATGATCAACTATTACAAAACGATTGGTATCGCGCACAGCAAAGAGTGATCTATGCGGCTAGACGAGAATATGAATGGGCTATTGCAAATGGTATTGCAAAAGAACAAGCAAGAGCAGTTTTACCTGAGGGTCTAACTGTATCTAGACTCTATGTGAATGGAACACTCAGATCATGGTTACATTACATTGAACTGAGAAGCGGAAATGGAACTCAAAAGGAACACATTGAAATTGCAAAGGCTTGCGCTGAAGTGATTGTAAAAGTATTCCCAATGGTTAAAGAATTTGTACAAGAATAATAAAGGAAGAAAATGAAAATTGATTTTTCTAGGGACGCACTATTTGACGAATTAGGTTTAAAGCGTTTAAAAGAAAGTTACATGCGCGAGGATGAAGAGAGCCCTCAGGAAAGATTTGCATATGTGTCAAAAGCGTTTGGAAGTAATGATGCACACGCACAACGTCTTTATGATTATGCTAGTAAGCACTGGCTTTCATACTCTACACCAATTCTTAGTTTTGGTCGTAGCAAGCGTGGTCTTCCTATCTCTTGTTTCTTGCCTTATCTAGATGATAGTGCAGAAGGCTTAGTTGATTGTTTGGCTGAAGTAAATTGGCTCAGTATGTTGGGCGGAGGAGTTGGAATTGGTGTTGGAATTCGTTCGGCAGATGATAAATCGGTTGGAGTCATGCCCCACCTTCGCACATATGACGCATCATCTCTCGCTTATAGACAAGGTAGGACTCGCCGTGGTAGTTATGCCGCTTATCTTGATATTTCTCATCCGGACATTCTTCTTTTTCTTGACATGAGAAAGCCAACAGGCGATCCAAACATGAGAGCAATGAACTTGCATCATGGCATCAATATCACAGATGACTTTATGCAAATCATTGAGAATTGTATGATCGATTCAAAAGCAGATGACTCTTGGCATTTAAGAGACCCACACAATGGCGACATAAGAGAAACAGTATCAGCAAGAGACTTGTGGCAACGCATTCTTGAAAATCGCATGATGACTGGTGAACCATACTTGCATTTCATAGATACAAGTAACAAGGCAATGCCTGAGTTTCAAAAGAAACTTGGTATGTCAATTCGTCAGAGCAACTTATGTTCTGAAATTATTTTACCAACAGGCAAAGATCGAACCGCAGTTTGTTGTTTGTCTTCAGTTAATTTGGAGTACTTCGATGAGTGGAAAAATAATAAACAGTTCCTCCGTGATGTTGCTGAGATGCTTGATAATGTTTTACAGTATTTTATTGATAACGCGCCAACTACCATTCCCAGAGCCATTCATTCTGCTAGGTCTGAGCGTTCTATTGGTGTTGGAGCCTTAGGCTTTCACGCTTACTTGCAGAAAAATAATGTGCCGTTTGAATCAGCACTTGCAGTAGGCAGAAACAAACAAATCTTTAAACACATTAGGAGTAAACTAGATGAAGCAAATCTTCAACTCGGTAGTGAACGTGGTGAAGCACCCGATGCTACGGGTACTGGTCAGCGTTTTAGTCATATGTTGGCTGTTGCTCCAAATGCTTCTTCGTCTATCATCATGGGAAATACTAGCCCTAGTATTGAGCCTTACCGTGCTAACGCATACCGTCAGGACACTTTATCGGGCTCATCTTTAACTAAGAATAAGTGGTTGGATAGAGTTATTCAAAAGCACCTGTCAGGTGATGGAGAGACAGTATCGCAAAATGACTACAATGATATTTGGTCATCTATCATTGCAAACGATGGTTCTGTTCAACATTTAGATTGGATGGATGATTGGACAAAAGACGTATTTAAAACATCAATGGAAATTGATCAGCGTTGGATTGTACAACATGCCGCAGATAGACAAGAATATATTGATCAAGCACAATCACTCAATCTATTCTTTAGACCAGATGCAAACATTAAGTATCTACATGCAATTCATTTTATGGCATGGAAGATGGGTTTGAAAACTCTTTACTACTGCCGTTCAGAAAAGATTGGCAAAGCAGATAAAATTTCGAAACGAATTGAACGTGACGTAATTAAAGAACTAGATATGAAAGCAATTGTTGAAGGCGATACCTGCCTTGCATGTGAAGGTTAATAATGTTATTTTATAGGGTTGAGGTTAAAACGGCAACAAACCCAAAGATGGGTTTGGGACTATTTACAAAAGAATTTATACCAAAAGGTAACATGTTTTGGAAGTTTATTGAAGGCGTAGATATAAAAATTTCAAAACAAAAACTGAATCAGTTAAATGATGCACAAAAAGAACATTTTTACAAATATGCATGGATAGAAAAAAACGAAGAAAACTTTTATTACATGTCTTGCGATTTAAACAATTTTATGAATCATAGTTATACACCAAACATTGATGGAAGTAAAAAAGAACTTTGTTCATATGCATTAAAAGACATTCAAGTTGGAGAAGAACTTTTCATAAATTATGAAGATTTTAGTTTAGACTTTGATAAAAATGACGTAAAAGAATAGGAGATATAGATGAGTTTTTTAGTAGCAAATACGCCAAGAGTTAGATGTTATATCAGAAAAGAATATCTCTACAATTTTGAAAAAGGATTTGGCGAATACGTACCTTGTATTTGGGTATCAATCAAATCAATGAGCCGTAGAGCATTTTTCATTGAATCGTATCTACCTGAATATGGTGCATTGTATGATAAACTTCCATTGAGTGCATATGTGTCTCGCACAGATAACATTACTCCGTCAGAGTTTTTGCCTTTAGACCATTTGCAAATTTGGGATTGTTTATCGTATGATCTTACCGTGATACAAAAATCATTCCTAATGAATCTAAGCGGTAAGTTTTACGCTAAGAATAAAGAATGGCATCAAGGAAATTATATGTTTACTGTTGACAATTGTGCATCAGATGAATACCTAGATGTAGGCGATGCAGAAAATCCAGAAGATCATAAGTCATATAACTTTCTAGAACTTGACAATGGTCAGTATGCGGCACAGCCAAACAATCGTTGCATATGGCTTGATGCCGCAAGCAATCCAAAAGAATTAAAGTTTCCAGACTTTAAAGTTTGCACTAAGAAATATATTGTTGAACAAAATCCTAAGTGGGCAATAGGTGATGCAGATACAGTAATGTACGAATGAATATAATTGTGGAAATAATTTCATTAATAATTAGCCTTTTACTTTGGGCAATTCTTTCTAAAAACAAAGAAGAAATAAACGAAGTACAAAAACAAGATGGAATCTCAGTCTATATTGAAAAGATAGATGAATTTTATTATGCTTGGCACGATAAAACTTTTATCTTTCAAACAAAAGACACTAAAGAATTAGTTGCATACATAAAAAGCAAATTCCCAAACAACATTATAAAAATTACATCAGATAAGGAACTCACATGGTTACAGGAAGCAAAAAAGGAATTGAATCTAAACTAACGGATGAACGAAATGCGTTTAAGCCATTCAATTATCCTTGGGCATATAATGCTTGGTTAAAGCACGAACAATCACATTGGTTACACACAGAAGTGCCAATGCTTGAAGACGTAAAAGATTGGAGAAACAAACTAAATGAAAATGAAAAACAATTTCTCACACATATTTTCCGATTTTTTACACAAGGAGATATTGACGTTGCTGGTGGTTACGTCAACAATTACTTGCCTTATTTTCCTCAGCCTGAAGTACGCATGATGCTTTGCGGCTTTGCCGCAAGAGAAGCATTGCACATTGCCGCATACTCACACTTAATTGAAACCCTAGGTTTGCCAGAAGCAACTTACAATCAATTCTTAGAGTATCAAGAGATGCGCGATAAACATGAATATGTTTTAGACTTATCTGCTCAAAATACAACTAAAGAGAATACTGCAACTCACATTGCCGTGTTTAGTGCATTTACTGAAGGTATGCAATTATTCAGTTCTTTTATTATGCTACTTAATTTTCCCCGTATGGGTAAGATGAAAGGTATGGGGCAAATCGTCACTTGGTCTATTGTTGATGAAACTATGCACGCCGAATCAATGATTAAGTTATTCCGCACATACATAGAAGAGAATAAAGAAATTTGGAATGATGATTTAAAATCAAGAATTTATACTATCGCTGAAAAGATGGTAGAACTTGAAGACAAATTTATCGACCTTGCTTTTGGCATTAACTCAATGGAAGGATTAACTTCTGAAGAGGTTAAAAAGTATATTCGTTATATTGCAGATAGACGATTAATTTCATTAGGTCTAAAAGGCATCTTTAAAGTTAAAAGAAATCCTCTGCCGTGGGTAGAGGAAATGATCAACGCACCTACACATACTAACTTTTTTGAGAATCGCGCAACCGATTATGCAAAAGGCGCCCTCTCGGGTAAATGGGAAGAAGTGTGGGGCAAAGCGGCATAAGGAGAAAGAATGACAGTATTTGAAATATTTTGTGAATCGTGTAACATCGATTCGCATGTTGAATCAACACAACCACCAAAGTTTTGTCCTATTTGTGGAACGGAAGTAGACGATACAAATATAGCAGAAGAAGAGTGGCAGGAAGATGTAGATGAAGAATGGAATAAAATTTCCGAAGATTCTTTACGAGATATAGATGACTGGAAATGATCTACGCAGGCATTGATTACTCAATGACTGCTCCTGCGATGTGTCTATATAATGATACAGTCGGAGAGTTTAAGTTTGAGAATTGTAAGTTACATTATCTAACGCAGTTGAAGAAGTATGACGTTTCATTCAAGAATGTAAACGGGCAATACTTTGAATACAAGAATGAGATGGAACGATACGATATAATTTCTAGTTTTTTTATTGATAGAATTTTAGAACTAGATGAAGAAACGAAAGTCTTCATTGAAGGCTATTCAATGGGATCGAAAGGTCGTGTGTTTAACATTGCGGAGAATACAGGCGTATTAAAATACAGGTTTTGGAATTTTCAAATTAAATTTGAGACAATAGCACCCACAGTAATTAAGAAGTTTGCCACAGGTAAAGGCAACTCAAATAAAGAACAGATGCAATTGGTCTTCGAACAAGAAAATTCCATTCGATTAAAAGATGAATTGAATATGACTGAAAAGCAATGGAATCCTTCATCGGATTTGATTGACGCTTATTATATTTGCAAATATGGATATCAAAATGAACAAAACAATGGATGAAGAAGTAAAAAACCCTTTCGCAAATTTGTTTGACGATAAAATTATAAATTGTAAACCAATTGGTAATCTTATCACAATCTACATTTCAGGCACTATAGAACCTCCCGAAAAATACATTGGATGTATCGATGCAATTCGAAATGCAAACGATACGGATGTAATTCGTATTCATATCAACTCACCTGGCGGTGATTTGTTTACTACGATTCAATTCATTCGTGCCATTGCAGAGTCTAGCGCAATGGTAATTTGTTCGGCAGAAGGTGCATGTATGTCTGCCGCAACAATGTTATTCTTATCAGGACAAAGATTTGAAATTTCAGAGCATTGTCTTTTCATGTTCCACAATTACTCTGGTGGCACTTTTGGTAAGGGTGGTGAGATGTATGATCAACTTGTCAATGAACGTAAGTGGTCGGAAAACATCATTCGCAAAGTCTATGAAGGCTTCTTGACAGAAACAGAAATCCGTAGTATACTAGACAATAAAGATATTTGGATGGAAGGTAAAGAAGTAATGAAGCGTCTTGAATCAAAGATAAATCCAAAACCTACAAAACCTAAGACGCCACCGGCGAAGAAAAAGACAGCACCAAGAAAAAAATAAATTTAGGATTCGTTATGTATCATTTGAAATTTAATTTCTTTCACATAGGTGATCAAATCGCCACGACTGCTATGCCAGAAAACATTCACAATGTAACTGGCAAGAAGTGCATCATTTCAGACGAACGCATTTGGGCATTCAAACACAATCCCTATGTTGTCTTCATGAAAGAAGACGAAGCAAACAAACATCCCACAATTAGTCTTATTCCAGACTGCCGCATTCAAGAACAAGTGAAGCAATACGTTGATACAATGAGAGTGCCTGTAACAAACGGGCAATCTGAATACATGTGCATTCAACTTGGCTTCAACAATGTTAACCTCAGACACTCTCGCTTGTATATTCATGAAGATGAATTAATTCAACCAAATCGTATTGTTGTTCATACCACAGGATCAGACAGACGCAGAGATGGCGAGATAGCAATTCGCACTACATCAGGCGAAGATGATGTTCGTGTCATGTCTGATGACGTTATAGAATCAATCAACAAAAATTATTCAAATTATGAAATTATTCAAGTTGGTGGTGATAACGATAAGCCTCTTGGTGGCAATAGCACAAACCTCTGTGGGAAACTCGACTATTGGGAAGTTGCAAAACTTATTGCTGGCTCCGCAAAATTTATAGGTGTAAACTCAGGACCAATGCATATTGCAAACTGTTACCCTAGAGTAGAGAAACGTATTGTGCTACAAGAGTTTCCTATCAACACATTACTATCATTCAGACCAGGCGATGTTCGCAATTGGCTGTTCTCTTGGATTGATCCTACATGTACATTCTTTAACAAATTTGAACACGATGTAGGCTATACCTACTCACATAAAAAAATATGAAAAAAATCACCGTTGTAATTGTAGGCAATACACACCAAAAGGCTATGCGTTTTGCAATTGATACTACTTTAGAAAATACTCCAGATGTTGAAACTGTATTGCAAGTTGGTAGTATACCACTTGGATACGGAAATCATATTCCGTTGCGTGAAAACTTTACTGTAGACGATTACAGTTACTTCATGATTAAGAATCTATGGGCGCATGTCAAGACTGAGTTTGTGCTAGTGGTTCAGTATGATGGCATGGCGGCTAACAAGATGCATTGGTCAGACGATTACTATAACTACGATTATATTGGTGCGCCATGGCCTGATAGATTCACATGGATTAGACCAGAAGAAAAAGTTGGCAATGGTGGATTCAGTTTGCGTAGTATGAAACTAATTGAATCGTTGCGCGATCCTTTTATCAAGTTTGAAAACAGTCCAAGATTTAGAAATGAAGATGCGGTAATTTGCCAAGGGCATTCTCAGTTTCTAAAAAGAAAGTATGATATAAAGTACGCACCAATCGAAGTGGCGAATCAATTTGCTCATGAGTGGTGCAACCCTACTGGTAATACATTTGGCTTCCATGGTGCGTGGAACTTTCCGTTGTTTTTTGACGAATCGGTATGTATGAAGTATCTACTTGACATTCCGAAAGAACACTGGTATAATGATAAACTAGAAATGTTAAAAACGATTTGTGATAGCAAAGGCTATGGCAAACTTTGGAATGAAATACTTGCGAAAGTTAAGGATGCGTGATATAATGAAAGTTAAGGATGCGTGATATAATATATGGAATATTTGATTGGATAAAACATGACTGGAATTCTAATCGTTTTCGTTTTTGCATTGAGTTGCTTGCTTGGGGCATTTCAATTGGGTGTTCGATCACCATGGCTCTCACAGTCCCGAATCCGCCCCTACTTACTCTTTACCCTATTTGGATCATCGGCTGTTCTCTCTATGCTTGGGCTGCTTTTACTAGGAAATCTTTTGGGATGCTGGCTAACTACCTCTTGTTAACAGCAATTGATAGCGTTGGATTAATAAGGATGATATTATGAACAAAACTTGGACACTTGACGTTAAGCAACATGAAGATGGAGATTTTTTTATTGAATTTCCTGATGAAGTGCTTGAAGGCGCTGGCTGGCGCGCCGGCGATACGATTGAATGGATTGACAACAAAGACGGAAGTTGGACTTTGAAAAAACGTGAAACACAATTGGTTCTTGTTGAGTGCATCTCACAATTCCGTCAACGCTATGTTGTTGAAGTTCCTATCGGTGTTGATGACTTTGGTAATGACAAAGCCAATTGGGCTCTTGATACAGTTACAATGGAAGAAGCACAAGAATTTTCACAAGAACATCTTGGTGAAACAATTGTTTCGCATCGTGTTGTTACACCAGAAGAAGTGTTAAAACTCTGTGACAAAGATAATTCGTATTGCAGTTCATGGACTGATGAACATAAAATGGACACTTTTGTAACAAAGTGGAAAGAAGATGACGTTACCTGACGAAAGATACCGCGCACTCAAGTGCGGCAAACAATTTCTTTACGATCTAATTGATCCTAAGAAAACTCCGCGAGTACCAAAAGATATTCGAAGACAAGCATTGTGGGTACTGAGGCATTACCCCGATGACTATCATTTTGAGATGATGGCAGAAAAAATGCCTGATCATTTCGATACTAAATCCTTTATGGTAAGGTTACAGGAAAAAACTTAAATGAGCAAGATTAACCAGTATGGAAGACAGTATGAAGTATTTGATGCTACAAGTAAAACGCATCGTAAAATATTTCATGATGTTATAAAATACAAAACATGGGGCCGCGCTCCTATTCGTTTCTGGATTGAAAATGAAAATAATAATCTCATTAGTCAAATTGCAGACGAAATGGTTCGATATTACATGATGAAAGAATTTGGTAAATTTACTCCAGAAGAAGAAGAAGTAATGTCTGGCTCAGGCGTAAGAACGCGCCCTAACCCAACACCATACAAACGAAAGGTTTATAAGGAATGAAAGTTTATATTGGCCCATATAAAAACTGGTTTGGTCCTTACCAACTAGCAGAGTTACTTTGCTTTTGGGCAAAGAAAGAAAAAGATGAATATGGTTTCGAACGTGAACCAGATTGGGTGCATAACTTTGGTGAATGGCTTGCCCATGGTAGCGTAGAAAAAGAAGACCCAAAAGCGACAACACGTTGGGACAGAGACCGTCCTAACACATGGCTATATAAACTATTGCTTTGGATTGAATCTAAGAAAAGGCGTATTGTCTATGTGAAGATTGACAAGTACGATACTTGGAACATGGATTCAACTTTGAATCCTATTATTCTGCCTATGCTAAAACAATTAAAAGAAGCCAAACATGGTTCTCAAATTGTTGATGATGAAGATGTGCCTGAAAAGTTTCACACTACATACGATCCCCATAACTGGGATCAACAAGAACTCTTTCCCGAAAAGAAAGAAGCCGCAGATAGCGCAGTAGATGACCTTGTGCATTTACGTTGGGATTACGTTATGGGTGAGATGATTTGGTCGTTTGAACAACTTGCATCAGATTGGGAAGATCAATTTCATACAGGCAAAACTGACTGGATGAGTAAGCCATGTAAATGGGATGAGAATGGCAAACCAACATTATATCAAATGGTT